GATAGACTATTAATAAAGTAAAAGAAGCATGAACCAATTAGATAGTGGATTCAATCAAATCCTGACGGCTGCTAAAGAACGTCGAGGTGATTTGTCGGTAGACACAATGATTGTAAGTTCGCATCTAGCACAGATGAGAATGTTCATGCTTCGACGTGGTATTGAGTTCTACGCTGATCAAGATAGCTTCGGTTATAGGAAAGAATTCATTGCAAAAGTATGTGAGCATAATATGCTCGACATGAAGTTAGATAGCATTGTCGATTATTTTCTTTGTGATGGACAAGGATTATTTTACTTCCGTCCAGTTGGAGACAATTACCAACTTTTATATTTTCCTAAAAACAACTATCGAGCGTATAGGGATCAAAACAATAACTTATCTAGTATTGTTTTAATTTATTCCTTTAACGTGCAAGGAAATCAATCACTAGATATGTTTGCCAACAGCGATGGAAGAGGAGGAAAGAAAAAATATATCAAGCTACAGGTATATAAGGATCGAATCGAGCAAACAGTATCAGATGAAAAGATTGAATTTGAGTCTGCGCTAGGTGGACCTGTGATGAGTATGCCAGGTCAAACAACAACATTAACCAATAGCCTTGGGATTATTCCTGCTGTAGAAGTTTTTAATCATATGGACTGTACCGGAGAAGCCACCGGTAATGGAGAATTTGAGTGGTTATCAAATCAGATCATGTATCATGATGAGCTGGTTAAAAATGTGCGAAAGAACTTAAAGTTTTTTGGCAATCCCACATTAATTTCCAGTCGTCCTAAACATGACATTATTGAAAGCGGAGAAGGTGGCGATGGATTTAGGCCAACAATTAGCAGCCAGGCCGGGTTTGCTGCAATTGGTCGTAATAGTACAAGGGTAAGTGAGCCTTTTGGAGGCGCTTCCGCATTAGATGGTCAAATTAAAGTACCTCGTGTAATTGCTAATTTAGAACCGACTGATCGCATTAGTTACTTAACACCAGACAGTGTTAGTGGCGATCAGAATATGTATATCAAACAATATAGGTCAGAAATTAGGTTAGCCCTTGGTGGTGTGGACGACATTGATTTTGGAACAGCCGCAACTGCTTATGAAATCAAAACACTATATGGACGTGTTGCATCAACAGCAGAGAAAAAAGCAAGAGCCTTATTTACTTATGGATTATGCAGGCTTTTCTCTTTAATGATCCAACATGAAGAAAGAATGTTCAATGAAAGCTTTGCAGCTGCTATTGGTCTTCAAAAACCAGAAATTCCATTGAAAGAAGACTTTCAAAATCCCGAAGAGTTTCAAGCAGCTAATGATAAGTACATGAAAGCCTTTGCATTATATGAAAATCAAAGAACAGATTCTGTGCGTGCTACACTTGAATCAGGCGAAATGCCTGATGGTGTAACTGGTCTAATTCCAGACGGCAGCACTAAAGTTAGTTGGCGCTGGATGGGCGAAGTTTTCGAGGAAAGTTCTGACGAAATTCTTCAAAACAGTATTGTTGTACGGAACCTCCAAGAAGCAGGCGTCGGTTCTATCGAAGCTCTGAAATATCTTTTCCCAAATAAAACGGAAGAAGAACGTTCAGCAATGCTTTCTGGTTTCCCCTTCCGCGTTGTCCAGCAAACACAACAAAGCATTAATCAATTTATTGGGTTACTTGGATCTTTGTTCCAATTACCTCATCCACAGACGCCAGATAAACCATTAGCGTCTGATCCAAACCTTGATATCACAGGGTTCTTATACAAATCACTTGAGTATTTACGTAAGGAGTTAAGTTACAGTGGAAAGTACAAACCAAGTAGCTCAGACAGCAGTACAGCCAAGCTCTCCGATGCAGACCAGCGTCGCGCAGCCCTCGGCCGCACAGTACGCGACGAGCCAACCCCAGACATTCCAGGCATCACCGGCACCCCAGGCTCCGGTGGCACCCCAGGCTCCGGCTTACCAGGCAGCGGCCCCGGTAGCGCAGCCTTCGGCAGGGAATCCATGGCAGGAAGCGTTCCAGGCGCTGAGCGCATCTTTGAATACAAGCAGCCCCTCCCAAACCCAGGTTCCGTACTCGGCGTACCAGACACCAACGCCGCAGGCCAGTACCCAAGCCAACTGGGCTTCAACTCAGCCACAGCATCAAGCCCAGTATTCGGCAGCCCCGACTTACAGTCCCCAAGCTTCAACCCAGGCTTACGCGCAGCAGCAAATGCAGGCGCAGGTCGCCCAACAGGCAGAACGTCAGGTGCAGGCAGCTCCAGCCGCCGACGCGTATCTAAGCCAAATCAGCGATCAAAGTCTTGAAGTTCTTGAGCACTTTGGTGCTGAAGCCCCTGCTCTGTTAAATCAGTATGCATGTGCTGTAGAAGATGCTCTGATTGAGCAAGTTCAACGCGGTCAGTCCAACTCTCTGTTACTGCAAGCCGCTGGTGAAGAGCGTGCCGCAATGAATCTGATGCTGACAAACCCCGATGTGTTGGCAGATTATGTCAACGAGTTCTTTGGTCCCAATGGTCCTTATCCGACTGAAACTGCTGAAGAAACTGCAGCGCGTCAACAGTATGAAGCACGAGCACAATTTGAAGCTGAAATCGAAGCTCAAGAAAAAGGTCGTGTTCCTCAGTCCTTTAACCGTCCTGAAATGACAATGCCTACGCCGGGCCGTAATGTTAATGCATCCCAAGACTTCTGGGGTGGATTTAGCGAAATGATGGATAACAATCCAGAGCAGGCTTGGCAGTATCTGGCTCAAGCTCCTCAAGGTGCGTTAAGTGCCAAGATGTTAGTTCAAGACGTCTGATTAAAACTGTAAGGGGATGTTAATAGCATCCCCTACAATGTAATTAATGAGTATGTAAATCAAATGCAAGATCCACGTCTATTAACTTCACGGGAATTTTTAGGTGCATCTTTAGCGCATAACGGAATTCCTAGCATGGCACGAACATCAGCGCCGGAAGTGCCAAATATGTATTCAGGTCCTGATGCTCAAGTTGGTATGAATCACCAGCCTACGAGTCAAGAGCGGTTGAAGCTTCAGAGTTTTAATCAAAATGCAAATACAGCAGTTTCCGGTGCACAAGCAAATGCAGTGCAACAAACACGGAGAGATCAATTAGTTACTGATAATCAAGCTTATCGTACACAGCAAGTTTTTAGCAGTTATATGGAAGACGTTTTAGCCGAAACTGGCAGTGATGCTATTAAGGCAATGGGTAATCAAACTCCTATTGAAAGCAAGAAATTCAGAACTGATATTGCTACTCAAAAAGCCATGACAATGGGAATTAATCCTAATTTAATTCTGAACGCACTAGAACAAAATCGCCATATGGCCTAATTAGATACAATAAAGAAGTTAATAATAGATATCAATTGTGCGTTTAGCTGGAGAACAAACTAAACACGATCCAGAGGTGTTTCAAACAATTTGGAAACACCTAAAAACAGATGGCGTGCCAGACCAGGCAGCAAATCATCTGACTGCTGAAATGCTTCATCACGGTGAAGATTTAGATAGTTCAATTGAACAATATGAGCGCAACTACAGTAATTACAGGGAGAAAGGTTATAACGAACATGCCGCACAAGCTATGGCAGTTGAATCACTAGAAACGGGAGATAATCCAGAAGAAAGCATCCGTTTTGCAAGAATTTATGCGCAATAGATTAAAAAGAATAATTGACTAAAACATACTTCTAGACTAATATTAAGTGTGTAGAAAAACATTTATATGCCACAAACAAAACTTTCAGGTGACTCAGTTCGTGCATATCTTAGAGATATTGGTCGGATTCCACTTCTAGAGCATGAGGAAGAAATTCTGCTTGGAAGAAAAGTCCAAAGGCTAATGGAATTGCAAGAAACAAAAAAAGTCTTGGGAATTTGTGATGAAGAACTTGCAGAACATTTGGAAATCCCTTTTAGCCAGCTTAAGCGGGAGCTTCGAGATGGAACTAAAGCCAAAGACAAAATGGTCACTGCAAACCTTCGGTTGGTTGTGTCAGTCGCTAAGAAATACACCAAGCGAAATATGGAACTACTCGACATTATCCAGGAAGGAACGATTGGGCTTGTCCGTGGTGTGGAAAAGTTCGATCCTGGCCGTGGCTATAAGTTTTCTACCTATGCTTATTGGTGGATACGTCAAGGGATCACAAGGGCCATTGCAGAGAAATCGCGGGCAATACGCCTACCGATTCATGTTACAGAAAACCTTAACAAGCTTAAAAAAGCCCAGCGTGAGCTAAGTCAACTTAATGGTGAAATCCCTGACGTCTTTCAGCTGTCAGAGTATTTGAATTTGTCTGTAGAAGAAATCAAAGATTTAATGTGCAAGGCACGGCAGCCGACATCACTGGAAATAAAAATCGGAGAAAATCGAGACACTGCATTGATCGATTTACTGGAAGATGAAACCCAGCTGCCTGATCTATTACTTGAACGGTCATTCATCAAAGAAGATGTACAGGAGTTAATTGATGAATTACCGGAGATGCAAGGTGCAGTTATTGCAATGCGCTACGGAATTGGTGATAATTGTTTAGAGCCAATGTCAATGACAGCCATTGGTCAGCTGTTAAATATGTCAAGAGATAGAGTTCGAACACTAGAACAGAAAGCGATTCGTAATCTACGAGAAATGAAGTCTGAAATTGGCGGCTATCTGTAAATTACAATAAAGGTAGGTTTAAGTAATGTTGTAATGGACGTCACTACTGAAGTCAATAAATCACTCATTACTATGGGTGGAAGCGGTACTACATATGCACCATACTTAGCGAGTGCAAAGACCCTAAACTATGCAGCTGATAAGTCATCAATTAACAATGCTGCATTAGAAACAATTACAGCAATTCCATTTACAGTTAAATATAGTGACACAGTAGGATTATTTGGAGCTGAAAATGTTTTTATCAAGCTTCAGCTCAACATTCAAAGTTCAACTTCTGCATTTGCAAACAGCACTATACCAGAAAATGATTACATATCAGTGTGGACATCTGTGGAAGATGGAACAATCAATTCCTACGATTCCGGTATATTTGATTTTTCAACAATTGAGAGTATTGTCAATACTTACGAACCTTCAGAAATAAGCAATGATCTATCACAATTTAGAAATCTGTACGTCAGGCTTGATTTAAAGAATTTAAAAACTGGTAACAAGTATATCGATAGCTGGTTTGACGTTCGTATTTATACTCGCGATAAAAAAGAGTACCCATATGACACAATTTACATCAGTGGAAATGATTATATTTTCTTAGGTTTTCATGCAAGGAATACAAAACGGCTTCCTTACAATGTTGAAATGGATATCGGTTATGAATACTTAGAATACGATAATTTATCCAGCACTCAAAGAAATCAATCAGTTTGAGTCCTCTAAGATATCAATGCACTCATCTAACAACTGTGCTTTAGTGTGCCCGTCGACGAGATCATAGCCAAGTTCAAGTGCCCAGCTTAAAAGTTGTTTCTTCGTCATTTTGTTAAGGTCTTCAACTGTAGTTAAAACCTCAACAATAGAAACATCTTGTTCTTCTTGTTCGGGTTCTGCGTTATCCGTTGTAGTTGGATCGGAAGGAGAGTCACTAACGGACTCTGGTACAACAGTAACTTGCATAGTAGTTTGTTCAGGAGCTTGTGGTTCAGTCTCCTGTACTTCAGGTAATCCAGCCAACGTTCGCTTAAGTACAGATCCACCACTAATCTTGGAGAACTGATACTCAACTAATACCTCAGTTGTATCAACAGAAACAACAGCAATACGCTCAAGATGACATTTTGGGAAAGTGAAGTTACCAAAGCCGTCATGTCGGATCTCGACATGCATACCTCCTTTGACATGAGGTACAACTAAACGAACAACAGTACCATTATTAAGCTCAACACGGAAAATTGCACAATCGATATACTGACTACCTGCACGATTCCACCAACGAATAAAACGATTAACAGTTCCTCGTGCTGGTTGAATAAGTTTAATCCTCCCTTCCGTATTATTTTCAACAACGTGATTACCACCTTTAAAAACAACTCTATCAGTCATTTGAATGCACTAAATATCTATCTTTATTTTAAACTGTTTTAGGACTTGACAGTTTAATCCATCGCAAATTATTTGCTCTGCAGTCAGTTCGATTGCCATTAATATGTTTTATTCGACTGCAGCCTTTTGTTCTTCCATAAGGTGTGGGAGGCATTCCTAAAAATGCGTATGCAACAAGCACATGTATCTGTACAGTAAGAATACTTCTTCTGCCAATTCGTTGAGTCAGGTTGACAGTTAGGTATCCGTTCTTTTTAAGTTTAGGTTTAAGAATGCGCTCAATCGCACCTTTAGTACTTTTTACGTCACCTTTTTCATTAACGTAATATTCAATACAGCTTTCAAAACCTGGCAATGAATGAACAGGAACCCATACATCGCAATCAATAAATTCCATTCCCTAAAATCCTGGGGGACACATTTAATTGTAGACGAACAATAAATTACCATACAATTATGTGACTAAGTCGAAGTCACTCATAAACCTTTTAGCTTACGGAGTTAATCCCTATGTGGATTGATAATGATTTTCCGAAGCTTCTTGGTGCAGAACTGTATCGTCCCCACCCCGCCTACATCATTGAAATGGCTGTAGAGCCTGTGGTGGTTCACGATTTCTCAAAGCAACCCGGTCAAACTGTTCAGCTTGATCGTTATCGCTTCTGGGGCAAACCTGGCACCAAGGAGTCCCGTGAGCGGACTGCCGATCAAACACTTGGCACCGCTTCTGCACGCAATATTGTGAAGGACAAAGTGCTGGTGACTCTTCGTGAGTACACCGGTCCTGCTGATACACGCGATACAGCTGCTCCTTCTACCTTCAAAGTTGCACGTGAGACCCTGATCACTGCCCAGCGCTTGCTGCTGGACACTGGCAACCTCAACGTGTTCCACCAGTCCATCGGTTCTCTGACACTGCTCGATGACTATCGTCGTTGGCGTGATCGGGTCTTCGCTAACGAGCTTCTGAAAGCTGAAGCCAATGGTGAAGCCAACAAAGAGCAAGGTGGCTATTACCTGCCCGGCAGCAAGGCCAAGGGTGGTTCTGGCGGCACATTGGGTGTGACCTATGCATCCGGCGAGTCTGCAAAGTTCGATATCACCACTGACCTTCTGGAAGTCGTGAAGGACATGCGCAAGCGTAACGTCCCGACTTTTGCTGATGGCTACTACCGCTGCATCGTGGATCCGACCGCGATGATGCACCTGCGTCAGAACTCTGACTTCCGCGAGATTGCTCGCTATCCGGGTCAAGGCATGATTAACCCCATGCAACCCAACGCAGCACCTAATGCCAACTTCTATCAAGGCATGGGTCCTGCATACGGTCAGGCTGGCTTCGTTGCTGGTCAACCCGTTATGCCAACTGGCTTCCTTTTCGAAGGTGTCCGGTGGTTTGAGTCCACCAACCTGCCTGAAACAACCTACAACCTGATCATTACTGATAAGGCTGCTGGCGCTGCTGACTACACAGCATCTCAGCTGATCTTCTTCGGTCCTCAGGCTGTCGGCGTCGGCATCGGTGGTAACAACGCTCAGATCCTGTTGAACAACAACGATGACTTCTCTCGTTTCATCATCATGATCTGGTCTCTGTTTGCCGGTTTTGAAGTTCTGAACAAGGACTTCATCACGGTTGGTTACTCTTTCGTTTACTGATAGGAGGTAACTAACAATGTCCGTGATTTTTCCTGGTAATTACGTAGCCGACCTCAACGCATACCGCGAACAGGGTGTTTATGCGACTCCTGGTGTTGAGTTCTATCAAGTGCGCGGTGTGGCTCTGGTAACAGCGAACCTGACTGGTGGTGGCACATTGTCCCCTCAGATTTTGTCTCCTGACCTGCGCCAAGACGATAAGCCCCGTCTCGATAAGGCATTTAAAGTGCCTGCTGGCTCGACTGTTTATCGCACTGCTATCAACGTCGTGAATCTCAAAGCTTCCGGCACTGATACTGTTCGTGTTGATGGTTTAACTACCACAACCAACACTGAAGCTACTCTGACAGCTTCTTCTGGTGCATTCCCCGCTGCTGGTGCAACAACCAGCTTCGACTTCGGTACTACCAAGTCCGTTGAGTCTAGCGAGATCACCATTAGCGCTCCTTACTCCGGTGCTCTGACAATCGATAATCCCGATGATCAGGCATACGTGATTGTCGAGGTGTGCTACTTCAAGAACGGTGCAGCTCCCGTGGCGGATGACTGCAATGTTCCTTATAAAGTTGAAGCAGGTTCAGGCAACTGATCGTTTAACTGATAACAATCAAACGCCCTCTTGGGGGCGTTTTTTTGTGCCTATAATATTAGGGAAGACAAGAATAGATTATGTCAAACTTATTTCAAGACTCAAAAACAGGTAAATTAGTTGAGTTTATCAATAAGCACGATAAAGAATATGCAATGGTACGTGATGCTGGGGGCAATATTACGTATGTAGGAATTGATCAGTTAGTTCCCTACGACCGCGAAAAAGGTCGGTTAGCCAAAGTAGCAGCGCCTCAAATTGCACCAGAACCTGAAGAGCAACTGCCTACAACTGTTGTACCTATTGAAGATGCACGTTTAAACCTCAACACAGCACCTGCAGAACAGATTGCAAAACGCCTGCCTGGAGTCGGATATGCAACTGCGAAACGAATCGTTGAATTACGCATGTCACTATCAGGTGAACGGTTTGCAAATTTGTCACAACTAGAAAATATTCCACGAGTTAATTGGGAGCAATTAATTGAAGAGGATCTAATTTTTATTAGTTAAACTAGTACTAGTGTTATCAAAAGAGATAGATGCTCACTATTGAAGAAGCACTGCTATTTCAAGCTGTAAAAGACGAAGAAGATCGCGAAACGGCGATTCAACAAGCTGCAGTAGCAGGCGGTTTAGGAGGCGCTGGAATCGGTGTACTGGGTGGCACAGTTCCGCATTCCATTGGAAATACGATTAATAAGGTAAAAGATGGATTGGCAGCTAGACAAGGTTTATCTCCAAAAGTTCCATATGGCACACGTTTAAAGCCAGGCTTTCGGATGGCAGGTGGTTTGACAGGTTTGATTTTAGGTGGAGGACTTGGAGCTGGAACAGCTGCGTTGATGAAAAAGGATTCAGAAGCAGGTCAAGTATTAGCAAGTATTCAAGCTAATGGTGGTCAAGTAAGTGCTGATGATGCACGACGACTAGAAATGATATTGGGTGATATCTACAATAATCCTTCTCAAGTGGTGTAATGGAACTCAACGAATACGACAAATCACGAGTTAGGTTCCATTTAGGCTTTAACGTCGGTGCTCAGATCCCTGCTGGCGATCGAGCCAGACTAGAAGAAGCATTATCGTTAATCCCAGATGAGTACTGGCTAGAGCAAGTCAACTATCATATTCAACGATGTGACAATGCTTGGAAAGTAAGTGCATATTTTCCAGACGATATTTTAGATCCGAATGGAACTGGTGTTGTCAACTTTTCACGTCAGGAAGTTATTTCAGGCGATGTTCAAAGGACAATCAATACATCTGATCCACTTAAAGGCGACGAATACTATCGTGAAATTTATTTGCGTGAATGCGATCGATTAGCCGAGACGTTGTATGTACCTAATTATCGGCGTCCTGAAGTCAGACGATATGCCTTTGAACGAACTGGTGCAGAATTTATCATGGCAATTCCTGGTCCAGCAGATACAGCTGTTGGTTCACGGATTCAACTAAATCAAAGTTGGAGATAATTGTAGAATAGATTTAGATAATTACAGATAGC